GGTGCAGTTGACGGTACAAACGGCTATGTCCCAGTGTTTATACCTTGGTTCATGGATCCAGAGTATCGTGAGCCTGTGCCTAGTAATTTTGAGATTACACCAGAAGAAACAGAGCTATCCAAGAAGTACGACCTAGACAACGAGCAGCTAATGTTCCGCCGTCGTAAGATTGCACAGAACGGCATTGAACTCTTCCAGCAAGAGTACCCTGCGGAGCCAAACGAGGCTTTCATTTCAACTGGTAGACCAGTGTTTAACCCACAGACTCTACAAGAAGATTTAGTGGCAGCACCTGACCCAAAACAGCGTCTTGCACTTGAAGGTGACGATTGGCTTGAGAATATACGTGGTGAACTTACGCTCTACAGGACTATAGATCCTGGTGAGAAGTACACCATTGGTGCAGATGTCGCTATGGGTGTTCGTGGTGGTGACTACTCAGTTGCACAGGTACTCGACAGTAAGAAACGCCAGGTCGCAACATACCGCGCCCAGGTACACCCTGATTACTTTGCTACTGTCTTATACAGATTAGGTGAGTTTTTTAACTTTGCTTACATCATCGTTGAGAACAACAGTCACGGTATTCTTACGTGTACCAGGCTTGGCAAAGACATGGCCTACCCTAATTTCTACACTGAAATCCAGGTAGACAAACTAACTGACAAAGAGACTGTAAAACTAGGTTTCACTACTACCTCCAAAACCAAACCCCTGATTATAGACGAACTAAGGGCAGCGGTACGGGAGAAAAAGATTACACTAAACGACAAAGTCACTATCCGAGAAATGCTCACATACATCGTAACTAATAGCGGTGGTATGGAAGCAGAAGCTGGATGCTTCGATGACTGCGTAATGAGTTTGGCCCTGGCTAATCACATCCATGAGGGTGCCTGGGAACCAATCGATGCAGTCGATGAATTTTACATTGAGATGGTTTAAAAAATGAAATCAGATGACTATAAAAAACTTGATGACGACCAGATCGTATCAATTGTTGACACGAACCTAAGACGTTCAATTGGCTACTATGACTCAGAGTTGTCCAGAGAGCGCCGCAAGGTAATGGATTACTACGCTGCAAAGCTGCCGCGCCCAGCGCACGACGGTAACAGCAAGTTCATAAGCCAAGATGTCTACGATGCTGTAGAAAGCATGAAAGCTGCACTCCTAGAAACTTTCTCAACAGGCAATAAAAACCTCAGATTTGCCCCACAGAACGCCGATGACGTTGACACAGCAGAAGTATGCACAGAGTACACTGACTACGTCTTACACCGCCAGAATAACCTCTTTGAAACTATGCAAACAGTCATCCACGATGGCCTAATAGCTCGCGCTGGTATCGCCAAAGTTTATTGGTGTATGCAAGACGAAAGCACACTTGAGTACGTCGAGAATCTGACGGAAGAAGAGCTGGACATGGTACTTGCCCAGGACAACGTCGAGATCGAGGAAATCGAGCAAGATGAGATGGGTCTATACAGTGGGGATCTCCGAGTAACTAGAGATACTTCCCAGGTAAAAGTAGAAGCCATAGCACCAGAAGAGTTTCTAATTGCACCGCAAGCAAAGTCCTTGGACACAGTGCCATTTTGTGCACACCGTACTAAGAAATCTATCTCTGAACTTATTGAGATGGGATACGACCATGATTTAGTTGATAAGATATCAGACAACGAAGATAATGACTTTGACAGTGACCCAGAGATACTATCGCGCCATGACGACATAGGTGCTGACCGTGGTTTTAACTTTGCAGGTGACCAACGCCAAACACGGCACGTAACGATTTGTGAATCTTACATAGAGCTGGATGTTGAAGGTACCGGTGTTGCTGAGTTATACAGAGTAGTCAAAGCATCTAATGTTCTACTAGAGAAAGAAATAGTAAACAGACGTCCATTTGTAGCGTTTGTCCCTCTACCAATACCCCATGCTTTTCACGGTAACAACTTTGCTGAAAAGCTGCTTGGTATCCAGAATGCACGTACAGTGTTAACCAGGTCAATCCTTGATCACGCTATGGTTACTAACAACCCTAGATATACAGTGGTTAAAGGTGGCCTAACGAACCCTAGAGAGCTGATTGATAATCGTGTCGGTGGTATTGTAAACGTAACACGCCCAGACGCCATCAGTCCTATGCAACAGGCGTCTCTGAACCCATTTGTATTCCAAACAATGCAGATGCTAGACGAAGAGAAAGAAGACACGTCAGGTGTCTCACGTCTATCACAAGGTTTGAACAAAGATGCACTAAGCAAACAGAACTCAGCCGCTATGGTTGAGCAACTTGCTACGATGTCTCAACAGCGTCAGAAAGTGATCGCACGTAACTTTGCAAACAACTTCCTAAAGCCTCTATTCAGCATGGTCTACTCACTAATCGTAGAGAACGAGAGTGAAGAGAAGATCGTTGAACTTGCAGGGCGATATGTACCTATTGATCCGTCAAAATGGGCTGACAAGCGTGACGTCCAGGTAGAGTTTCACCTTGGATACGGTGACCAGGAGAACATGGTGCAAAAGCATCTGGCATTCCACAACCTATTCTCACAAGATCCAACACTTGGCGAAATGTACTCACCAAGCAACAAGTACAAGATGTTAGCGTCAGTCTTGGATAAATCAGGTATTAAAAACGTTGCTGACTTCTTAACTGATCCAGCGCAGATACCGCCAGCACAACCAGATCCAAATGAACAAATGCAAATGGAGATGGCTAAACAACAAATGGAACTCCAAGAGCGACAGACTGCCGTTGCTGAGATGAAAGTCCAATTAGATGCACAAATGCGTCAGATGAAACATGAGTTAGACACAATGAAAGCACAGCAAGCATTTGCTCTTCAGTCTGACAAACAGGATTTAGCTGAAACACAATTTGAGCACAAAGAATACGTCAACCTAGAAGAACTAGAGATTGCACGTAGCGCAGATGATGTCCGCGCAATCGCAAGCCCGAATGGCTAATAATAACTTACTAAGGAAGCAAAAAACTATGCCAAACCAAGAAGAGCAACTTGTGATGGCTGGGGATGAAGCAAGTACTATACTAGAGAGTGCTGCTTTCAACTCAGTCATTAACGAACTGGTCGAAAGAACCTTTCAGTCTTTTGTAAACACTGAACCTGGCGACCAGGATAAAAGAGAAAATGCATACAGCCACTATCGCGCACTCGTTGACGTGGTTGATACATTAAAACAGCGAGTTCAAGTGCGTGACAGCATTGTAGAACAGCAGCACGGCGAAACCAGCCAAGAGGAGCCAGCACCATGAATGATAACAACAACGTGCAAAATGACAACTCTCAGCCACTAAATCTTGATATAGATGAAGCGGCAGATGTAATCTTAGGTCAGTGGACGGACGGTGAAGACCTATCCGGAGATACTGAAGACGAAGATGCGACATCCGAAGATCTCAACGAGACAGAGGTAACTGAAGATGAAATAGAAGACACTGAAGAAGACGATGAAGGTGATGATAACCTTGATGACCCTGATGACACAGACGAACTAGATGACGAAGATGGCGAAACTGACGAAGACGAAGATGATGAAGAGGATGACGAAGAACCTCTAGCAGCTTCAGACGATCAGATTGTAGACATCAATGTCAACGGTGAGTCTAAACAGGTATCTGTAAAGGATTTGAAACGGCTCTATGGTCAAGAAGCGTCTTTAACCAAAAAGTCTCAAGATTTAGCCCAACAGCGCAAGCAGTCAGACGAAAGTTTGGCACAAACGCAGTTGTCATATCAAAAACTACTAGAACGCGCCGAAGCAAGGTTTAAACCTTATTCCGACATAGACATGTTGGTAGCTAGTCGTCAGATGGATCCAGATACGTTTGCCCAACTACGACAAGACGCAAAGCAAGCAGAGGAAGACTTAACTTTCTTAAAAGAGGAAAGTAATACGCTTGTATCTCAACAACAGCAACAATTTGCAGAACAATCCAAAGAAGCTGCCGCAAACTGCGTCAAGGTTCTCCAGGAGCAACTGCCAGATTGGGGTAACGAACTCTATTCAGACATTCGTAACTACGCTGTAAAGTCGGGACTTCCACAAGAACAGGTTGACCAATACACTGACCCACAAGTCATTATGTTGATTAACAAAGCACGTCTTTACGACCAATCAAAACAGTCCGCTAAAAGCAAAAAAGCAAAAGCCAAACTGACGAAGTCGAAAAGCGGTAAGACCAAAGTTCTTAGTTCTAGAAAAGCACCATTAAGTAAAGAAGGAGCTGCCGAAAGAAAACGGCAAGCAGCTATAAAAAACTTACACGGTCATAGTGATTTAGATGACATTGCAGCAGCTCTCATGAGTGGCTGGAAAGACTAATCAAATCTTGTCTAATTTTCAAAAAAACATAAGGAATACAATACCATGAC